TGCGCTATCATCGGTATATTTAGTTGCCAACACCCAATCGGTAGCAACATAAACACCTGTTTCTCTAGCAGTAATACATATCTTTAAATCACCAGTAGTACCACCAAACCATAAATCGCCAACTGCATAAGGAGGTACAGGTTGTGCTGTAAATTTACGTGTACTGCCAAATAATATAGGCTCACCCCAAGTGCCAACATCAGCAGTCAAAGCTACCTTTTGGCTCATCCAGTTAGTAGCGTAAGTTGGTGCTGTATGCCAAGGAGCTACCGACCCATTGCTTGTTGGAAGTGCCGGCTTAGTAGTTGTCACATTGTCATTGTAGGTAATAAATACTGATAACCCATTATCACCCGGTGCGCCACCTTCACCCGGCTCACCATCACTGGTCATTATATTCCATACTGCCCCATTGTAAGTATATGCCTTTCTATAGGTCGTGTTATAATAACTCCATCCGTTCTTGGCAGCTCCTAGTGCGGTAGTTAGAGCGGTATCAGACGCATAACTACCTTTAAATAATATGCTATCTCCATCCAATGCCGAAATCCTTATCGCATTACCCCAAGTTCCGTTATCACCAATCTTTTGGCGCATGTAAAAATCGGTGGCAGTATCGAATACTGAATGCCAACTCCCAGCACTTCCATCTACACTGTATTCTATATGCAAACTATAATCAGCAAAAGCACCATCCAAATCCGTATAGTCACCATTTGCACTCTTAAAAGTTACCTTTCCTCTTATTTCTAATTCTTTGTCAGCTTTATTGTACTTAATGTACGATTGAACCAATTCTTCGGGTCTTGTGCCAATATACATATCACCATACACCCTCATCAAAGTACGCCACTTGGTATCGCCAAAATGTCCTGTAGTGTCCAATACATTCCCAATATCAATTACGTTTTTATCAGTCAGCACAAACGAATCTACACCCTCGTAAAAAGTCTGCCTTCCACCTTGTACTACGTTTACTTCTATCAATGATTGTCGCAACGGTTCAGTTCTACTTCCAAACTGTACTATTTGGTCGCCAATGGCTATTTCTATTGTGCCAGCTTTCACCGTTGGGTCAATATCAATAAAATCAGCACCAACACCTATCACCACCGACATATAATACTTGGTTTCATTTCCATTTGCAAATCGCTGACAACGAATTTGGTCGCCAACCACAAATTGATTCTGAATCGCTCCACCTTTCATGTCAAAAAACATTCGGTAAATGTTTGGCGTAGCCTGATACTCAAACTTACTCACTTCCATATTAGCACATGAGTAAATCACAATACCGCCTTGAAATTTTATCTGATTGATAATCACTTCATTGAAATACGCTTTTTGGCGAACACTTAACTTGTCAACCTCCAACATGGTAGCACCATCCAAGTCCTTGAATATACCAAGCCCTGAACCCATAAACTGTCCTTGATTAAAATCGTCAGTCTGTAATGTGCTAATAGTAGTGGCTTTCTTAAACGTAATAGGCTCGTAAGCTACATCTTCTATGGTCTTTCTTAAATACCTATTATCTAAGTTCAAAATGGATAGTTCTGTACTTTGCCCACTGGTATATTGCCCTGTTGAAAGCGTGTCTATTTGGGCTTGCAACCGTTGTACTGTCGAACCGCCAACCGTAATTTTGTCTGTTACCGTTACTGTATATTTTGGCAATAAACCTTTTTCGTCAATGATTACTGTATTGATATACAAGTTCACATCACCTACTGTCAACCTATCGTCTTGCACCCTAAGTCTATTTCCCGACCGAAGTAATGATGCAATAGACACACCACCATTTACTGCTACATAATCAATATCCTCTTGTATAAAACTGTCTAACAACTCTATAGTATATGCTGGATACTCTTTTTTCATTATGCTCAATTGGTCTGTCAGGTATTGCTGCAATCGCTCCTCTGCTGTCAGCACATAAGAATGGGGCATTTGTATGTTCAGTATCACAAATCTATCACTGGGTATAGCATATTCTGCCTTGTTTGGCAGCATATTACCACCCGCCTGAAAATTGGCATCGCTTTTCTTTAGTGTAATTCTATATTTACTTGGTATGGTGTACGAAACTGAATGGCTTGTTTCTCCTTCTACCTCAATATGTTGCTCTACTATCGACCTTGTTGTATCATCCACGCAAGCAAACCCATTACCCATTTTTACTATTTCAAATTCATTGCCACTCAATGTGCCACTGGTAAATGAGATAACAGCATTTTCTGTACCGGCATATTTCAATGTGCCATCCGTATTGGTTTCATTCAAGTCAAACTGAATATCTTTTACCCAAATATCAAACGATGGTTTAAATTGTCCGTCAGAATTAGATATGTCATAAAGTTTTCCTATAGCCGACCATTTGTAAGCACCCCTATTGGTAACGTAACTAGAGGTTATGATGCCTGTAGCTGTAGTAGTAACCTTGAATTTGTATTTTTTACTTACTACCAAATCAGTAAAGTAAATGTCAAATGTTTTATTTATATCAGCCTTAGTGTACGATTTTGTATATACTACCTCATTTGTATCTACTCTTACCAAACTTACTACGGCCGACAGCACAGTTGGGGTTCCGGTTAATGTTACATCTTTCTGCTCGGCTATAGTCTTAAAACTATAGGTTGTAATTGGCATAAAGCTGTTCTCAAATATATCAAGAAACGATAAGTTGAACTTTGCCGATATATAAGTTACACTTGCAGTAAATTCTTCTGTAAAACTATCTAATGTCTTTGTGTTTGAAATTGTAGTTGGTGGCCTACTTCCGGTTGTTGAAACTCCTACTATATATTCTGGCACTGTAGCTTTGCTGGTAATCCCCACAGTTGTTATTGCTGCTACCGTATCGCTTGGATTATCTATAGTAATAGCTTCAACGGCCACTATCTCATCTATCCTAAACAGCCCATTTACTGTAGCTCCTTCTATGCTTGGATAAATAGCTTCATTAGGCTCTAACCCATCTTCTATTATACCATTCTGTAGTATCAAATTACTGTCTTGAACGTAGTCGATAAGCGAACCTCCAAGCTTTACACTATCCCTGAAACATTTTGGCATCAGGTTTTTTATATTCGCCAAATCAGATAATATGCAATCTGCATCTTCAGGTGGAAATGCTGGATACCTATTGCTGAAATAATTCATAGGCATATTCCGTGTACCACCAGTTCCACGCAATCTATTGATAGTTTTATTGCTATCCACGGCCCTGGTTATCTTGGTAAGCCCTGTTGTGTCGCCATACTTGAATATGTGAGGTATTTCAGCCCCTTCATACCCCATTCGTATTATCATTTGACCGGATATGCATTCTATTTTCCAGCGAATACCAAAAAGCTCGTATGTTTTCAATAGCAAGTCCCAAATAAAAGTATTGCTTATTTCTAACATTACCCTATCAGGCTTATTTGCTACAGTACTATTCAAATCAACAACCCACAACGGAACACTTGCGCCATTAACTGTAATCTTTCCAAAACTATCGGTCAAATTCACTTGCAATAACTGCACAAAAAGATTTATAGTAGTATCCAGCTTGAAAATTTGACCTTGCGATATATAGGTGTCATTTCCCAACGAAGCCAAATCCCTCACCAATCTACGTTTTAATTCTGCTCTTCTACTGTCAAACACCAATGAATACTCGTAACTCAACGCACTGATAGATTTTACTCCTTCCGGCTTAGTGGTAGTAAGGTAAAACTTCTCACCTTTATACTCTACATACCATAGCTTATCAAAACTAGGCCTTAGCGTATCCACCAAAACACCATCTACTATCTCTTTTTTTACTGGAATAGATAATTTCAAACTTATTGTCGAATCACCCATTTCGGATTCACTAAACGTAAATCCATTTATATCGTATAGCGCAATACTGTTTTGCTTAATCTGTATCATTTCTTAAATATCTTTACATTACCACTAATTACCTGAATCACAGAATTTCCATATTGCCATACTGTACATTTCGCATTTTCAGCCACCGTAACACGTAATATTGTATTATCATACGTTTCTACCACCAATATCGAATTATCGCCTACAGTAAGCTCTAGTACCGAATCTAACGCCACATACAGCCCTGAAACGTTGTAATCATTTATTTCAGCCTTGCCAGTGCAGTTATTAAGTATGTAGGTATCGTCTGTCATCAATAAATCTACCGACCGAGAACAGAATATATCATTCTCCTCCAGCATTTCTTTGTAAGGCTGCATATCTTCCAATGAAGGGTACTGATGTTTAGCACACCATGTGATGCCCTGCTTATACATTCCCACCAGATCCTCACTCCACGTTTTCTGAAAGTCTGCACACAGCCCCAAGGCAATAGCTTTTGTTTTAAGGTCACTCATAATCGTATATGTTTTATCAAGTCCAAAGTCGTAAAAGTCCACAATGTCCCCAACTATAATTATTTACCGACAAAGATAACGCATTTATGTTTATAATTATCGTATATGAGTTTTTTAATCCCTGCTAAACAATTATTTTTACTTTTTATTTATTTTATGCTATAAATGTAACAATTTAAACTACTTTTGAACCGCCAAACGATTACAAAATATCGGGGATTTTAAAGAGATTCAGCAGTCTAAGTTACGGCTGCACTATTCCTTTTTAAATCTCGACTTCTTCGGTATTTAATCGTTTGGCGACGGGGAATGTGCAGCCGTTTTTCTGTAAGTATTAAATCACAACAAAAAAAATATGACCAGTCCATCTAACGGAAAAGAATCGCTCTACATTAAAGAATTAAAAGCATTGAAGGAAAAATCGCTACTGAATAGCGTAAAGTTTTCAAGTTTACGCTATTCTCCCTAAAATTTAAGTATTTACATTCAGTGAATAAACCCCTTTACTACCTGTAAGCGATGTTACACGCTCTAATTGGTCAGTAAGTTTCTCATTGGCAATAGCACTTCGCAATGTATTACCACTGATAGCAGTCAAATGGCTTATTTGTGTATTTTGTGCCACCATTAAACTTGCCATACTTCCAGCCATATCAAATGCCTTATCAGTTGCTTTAGCATCAATATAGGCAAATAACTTATACCTTATCGAGTTCAAATAACCACCTAACAGGAGAGCAGTATCTTCCGTGATGCCTGTTATACCCTTAGATACGCCAGTAAGATTGCTTGTAGTATCTCTCACTTCTATACCAGCTTTCTTCAATGATTCCATTATCAAAGTAAGTGTAGCATTAGAATTATTGCTTGCATCGGTTGTAAGTTTCACAATACCCGCTAGTTCTGCTGGCGTATAACCTGCTCCACCATCTCCAAGAGGATTTGCCGCTTGCTCCATAGCAGTAAACACCGGTGCCAATGCTATCATCATAGCTTTCGATAGCAAAGTATTCACTATCATGGTATTTATCATTTCCTTAAACTTAGCAGTCATAGCATCAGCCGTACTTCCAAAACTCTTATACGCATCCAACCACGCACTAGCAAAATCATTGGCAGCACTAGACAAATCAGTACCAGATATAAAATTCTGCAATTTCTTACTCGATTCTAATATCTTGATATTCGTTTCATCAATACTTTTAGTCAAGTCGTCAATTTTGGTTTGGTCAGCATCTTTTCCTTTCGATTTTTCTAACGCTACCTGTCTTGATAAACTAGTAGTTGTTTGAGATAAATTCACTAGTTCCTGATTATACTTCACTATCCAATCAGTCCCAAGTGCATCACCCATCGTGCGCTCTAATTCAGCATATTGCTTTTCTAGTTTTTTCACTAGGTTAGCTTGGGTTTCTATTTGGTCATTAATGCCATTGAGCTTTATAGCCTTGAAGATAGCGAAACCGGCTATTATTACAGCCAATACAGCAGCTATAATTAGCAATGGGGTTGCCAGTACATCTACCACCAAAAGTATAGCGGCAACTGCACTTAATACGGCTACCATAGCACCAATCGACTTTACGATTGCATCTAGTATAGCTTTTGTTTCAGGGTCTATAGCAATACCCATAGCATCGGCCACTGCATAAAAAGCATCTATTACACCACCAACAGCATTTTTAATTAAGTTCAATGATGCAATATCTTTGTTTACGGAATCAGCCGCGCCCAAAACTGCTTTCTTTTTACTATCAGCAGCAGTAACATATTCCTTAGTTGCTTTTGCTGTTTCTTTTTCCGATTTTCCCAAAGCATTATTAGCCTCAGTCAACATTATAGTTGCATATATTTGCTCTTTTTGAGCATCTGCTATTTCTACCGGGTTGCCTGTTTTTTCTGCATTGGCCAAGTTAGTGTCAGCAGTAGCCGATTTTATTGCAGCATCTTTCTGTATTCCAGACAAAATGTCATACTCTGCTTGCGCTTGCTCTGCTTTTAGCTTTAATGGGGCTAAATCTATATGACTGAATACCGCCTTAAACACCTTACCTAAATCAAACGTAGCAGTTCGTTTCTGTAAATCTTCTAGCGTTTTCATCATCTCCTTCATTTCCGTTGGAGCCAACTCTTTCCCAGAGGTGTTGATGTAATCCTGAATCCTTGTTTTCAATAATTCTATGGAATCAAGACTTACTTTATCCAAGTCACCAAATACAGTTTGCCATAAATCACTTCCTTTGAATTGCTCTGTGGTCAATTTACCAAGCCCCTCTGATTCTCTTTTCACACTGGCAGCTACCAACACTTTTTTGTTGTCAGGGGTTAAGTCGGAATTGGCAAGTATTTTAGCCCTTTCAGATACCTCTCTTTTTACAATTAATGTTCTTTTTTGCTCGTAGGCTTCAAAATCTGTAAGCCCTTTGAGTAGTTCTGCCACTTCTTTTTGCTTAAAGTCTTTGGTTAAATCCAACTGTTTTTGCATTCCCTGCGTAATAGCCAAATCGGTAACACCACCATCTTTCGATGTTGATATTTTAGCTGTATCCGAAGCTACTTTCTCGTTAATTTTAGCCTGTGCTGCTGCAAAGTCGATATTCCCATTTACATCAAATAACGAACTTATATCTATGGAGCCACTCGCAAATGATTTTGTCAATGCTTTTTTTATAGCTATCTCGATATTCGTAGTGCCTTCACCCTCAAAACTTTTTGCCAATTTTTCAGCTAAGTTATAATCCCCGGTAGTACTAAAAAGCATATTGAATATGTCTATCCTTTTTTTGCTGGTATTAAACTCATCTTCTGTAGCTTTTAGCTTGGCTTTCAATTCCTTCAATACATCATCTACCTGCGAATCATTTATTTTCAACCATGCTTCAAAAGTAAGGTTCTTTGTTTCTTTGGTCGATTTTAATTTGTTTATCTCCGCAATAAACGTATTGTACTGATTTCTAAGCTGTGTGCTATCAAACGCAAGCGAGAATGGGTCTTTTACCCTAGCTGAATACAACTCATTTATCTTAGCTTTGGCATCCGTTACGCTGAAGTTTGCATTCCTAAGCTCCTCATATTTCTTCTTAGCTTCTACTATCAAACGCATTTCGTCATTTAGTTCTGCTATGCGAGGGTCAACTTTTACTGCACCACCACCACCGGTTTTTTTCTCTTTGTCCAATATCTCGCCATAGTAATCAAGTATCTCTTTTTGTAGTTTAGCTTTTTTGTTTAACTCATCTAATGTTTGACCCAACTCAATTCTACTACCACCATTGTTTATAGATTCTGTCGTTTTGGCTATTTTTTCTAAACTATTTTTATAGTCGCTACTAACTTGGTCTAAGTATTCCTGTGGGGAAGTACCTTTTTTCACAAACATATTGTCAAATAACCTCAAATCTTTTGAGTTTACATCAATAGTTTTTTGAATCATACCATCTACTGTTTTCTCAAATGCAGATGGGTCGAGTGCTGCAAGTTCCTTTCTAATGGTCTGAATAGCCATTTGAAGCATGGTAACACTGGATTCC